CCGGCTACAGCAGGTACGTTCATGTCGTACGGGTTTCCGGTTGTGAACAATTTCCAGAACGAAGGGTCTGCTGTCGCTCTGTGGCCAACGTTCATACCTAGCCCGGCCCCAGCTCCGGCAAGAAGACCGCGGATGGCTCCCTTACCGGCGTCGCTGTCGTCAGACAGGTGGCCGCCCAGAGCACCGATACCGCTACCTAAAGCCGCAGGGATTGCCATATCCGCGGCGGTTCCAGCAAGTTCTTGAGGCCAGCGATCCGTGTTGAAGTGAAACGACGCTTCCTTCTGCGACAAAACACCCTGCTCAATAAGGATATCACGAAGTTCTTGTGCCTGCGGTCCCTCCATGTCGTAGCCGCCCGGGGGGATACCCATGCTGTGCATCGAATCACCTACGATGGCACGGCGAGCAGCGTTGGTTGCGAAGTCGTTACCAACCTGGTACCCGCCGTAACCGCCTAAACCAGCACCTGCGAGCGCGCCGAGGATACCACCTACGCCAGTAGACTTCTTTTCGTCCCAGCCCATAGCGTTGGCCAGCCCCATACCGCCTAGCCCTCCCAGGATACCACCGCCCGCACCGCCACCTAGTGCCCCGAGAGCCGCTGTAGGTACGCCCAACGGTAACTTATACTCCTGCTCTGTACCAGTCAGTGCCGATATCTTTTTGCGCCACACACTGGCTGTTGTTTGTTTCCCACTTTCAGCGCCCAGTTGATTACCGCCCATGCCGGTAGATGCGGCACTAGGTGTTGCGGGAGATTCCGAAGGCTTCAAAGATGCAGGATTGACAGAATTTCCTGCGAGCCTAGTAGGGCTCAGCGGAGATGGAGTGAGCGACGGCACAGGAGGTGTAAGCTTGGCGGCGGGAGCACCCACCGTTCCGGATGAGATAGCATCAATCATCGCCTGCTTCACACCTGCTTCGTAGGCTTGTTTAAGCATGTCTGTCCCTTCCTTCATAGAAGAGTTTTAAGGTCTGGTAAGTACTTCGCTAAAAATTCTATTGCGGCCCGGCGTTCGTGCATTGGTAAGGAAAATATGGCTGGGATGAGTTCTGCCGCAGTATTAGGGCTGCGGGTACTTAGGTTTCTAACCATACGCGCCACTGCCTCGGGGGATTCCTTACCAACCAACCCAAGTATACGCTTCAGATCATGCGCGCCCATAGCACTCTTCTCCAAAGACGCTGCTTTTTGTTGCAGACCAGGAAGCGCCCCCGTTTGACGGTAGTGCTGCATCTGCGACCGGTACTCACCCAGCTGTGGACGTAGCATCTGTTGCTGAGAAGGCGTTGCAAAGCGGTTGATGGCATTGTCGTACTTACCTAAGTTTTTTTGAGCGACGTTCCATGTCTGTGCGGGGGTTTCTTTGAACTTATTGGCCATTGCAACTGTACGCTCTGCCCCTGTTCTGCCCAGACCTTGCGTCTTATCAGCCAAGTATGTAGCTGCGGTAGCGGGGTCCTGTGAGACTCGCTTTTCCAGCCAAGGATACGCGCCCCACGCGTCGGTGTCGTGGGCACGGACGGTGCCAGACAGGCGACCCTTGTTCATCCCTGGTACGTTACGCGCGTACGCCTTATTGCGCTGCAAAAATTGCTTAGTGTAGCGTCCGCCCAGCTCTGAGTGCCAAGCACTCGGTGTTTGGTTGAAGAGGTCTTTTCCCATGCGCTTTTGTATTACACCCTCTGTTTCGCGTCCAACGTCGTGTAGAAGAGACCCTAGTGTTGCCCGCTGTCTTACCGCTTGCGGCATATCTTTCGTAAATTTCTGGGCCGTTCGTGTTACGTCAAAAATGTGCTGCGCACCGTGACCCCCTGCGTTAGAGACTCTGGCAGCCGATCCCGCAGCTTCGCGCCCAAGCAGTTTATAAGACGCGTTGCTGCGCAAGTGAGCGGGCAGCTTTTTAACCGCTGCGGCGCGCGCTTCCGGTGCCAGCTTTAATAGCTCTTTCATTATACGTGAGGAGGATTCCTTCACCAAGCCAGCGTCAATCATCGCCTGCTTCACGCCGGCTTCGTAGGCTTGTTTGAGCATTGTTTACTCCTCCGGGCTGAGTAATGACCCGAGGCCTAAACCAGCTGCGCCCCCAGCTGCGCCGCCACCAATACCGCCCAATAGCTCTCGGAGTTTGTTTCGCTTTAGTGCTGCTTCTGACACTCCCTCTGCTCCAGACAGCAGGTCGCCCAGAAATTGTTTCTTGTAAGCCTTCCCACTAGTAAGTAGTTCCGGGAGGTAATGCACGCCGGCACCAGCTGCGCCGCCGGAAAGTGCTCCTTGAAACGCAGACCCCAAGTCGCCGCCAGCTATGCCGCTTAAGATTCCGCCGCCTGCTGCACCTGCGCCCATGTACTTTGCGAGCGGGCTGATAGCTTCTTTTGTAAGCCCTGCGTCGATCATCGCCTGCTTCACACCTGCTTCGTAAGCTTGTTTGATCATTTCTTTATCTCCACTGGGGTTCCAAGAGTAATGTCACCGCGGTTGTACGCCGCCCACGCGTCAGCTTTGTTTGCAAAGGTCTGCTTCTTTCCAGTCTTTTTGGCTGTGGTGGCGGCGTACACCCCGGCGATGGCTTCTTGTTGCGGAGCGGCCTTGGAAAGCGTGAACTTCTCCTGGTCGCTCAGCAGCATGTTGGGCAGTGTCATCTTTCGGGCATCTTCTGCAGCTTCTTGGGTCGCTGGAAGGTGGATCTGGACAGCATCGCCATCAAAGTCACCCGACATAATAGGTGCCAGCATCTCGTGAACCCGAATAGTCTTCCCAGGAACCATCTTCGGATACGCTGCCAGCATGTTGTACCGGTACAGTGACGGAGCACGATTGACCAAAACAGGCCTTGTCCTGATTTCGTTGGTAAGCACGTTCAGGGCCACGGGTTGTCGGTCGTCAATCATCTTCCGCGCGTCCATTGCCTTGTACCCGCGCTGTACGAGACCCCGAGTGATGTGTGGACGGTACATACTCCAGGCCATGTCTTCAGGCAAACCAATCTCATCCATGCCCAGTGTAGGGTCAGGAGCAATCGTACCGCGTCCTGACAAGTCCTGGCGCTTGGCTAAGAGCTTACTGTGAACAAACCCGTACTTGGGGCCAGAACCTGTGCCGGCCAGGCGGCTCAAGAACCCCTGGACTCCACGTGCTTTCAGCTGCGGGCTTACTGGGTCGGCGTCGCCATACAGTGCTCGCATGGAGTCGTACAGGTGCGCTCGTGCCTCACCCTGGACGGCAGTGGGCATGTCCTTGGACTTCTTAAGCATGTCGTTGGCTAGCATAGCGTCACGATATAGATAGTTGGCGTCGTTGATCTGCAGGTCACCCTGTTTTCCAGGAAGAATGGGGCGAAAAGACGGAGGCACCACCGGTACCTTTTTCACGATAAAAGCCGTTTCTGGTCGCACCTGGTTAGCGTTCAAGTTCCTGATGACCTTGAGTTTCTTGACAGCACTGTCCCGTGCGGTACCCTGGAGCTTCTTCATGCGCTCAAGGAGGCTATCCTCTTCTTTCTTCATGTCCAGCTTCGAAAGGCGTTTCTTGAATCCCGTGCCGCCTTCATCGCGCATCGTCTGGTCGAACTCGGACTGCTTCATCCCCAGGAGCCACTTTACCGGCCGCTCCATAGTCGGGCTGACAATAGGCTCATGTAGGTCAAAGTGAGACCACTTAGTGCCGCTGGTGCCGCCGGTGATGACAGGGTCAAACAAGCCGCCCTTCTCGGGACGCAGGTCTTTCGCGCGTACGAACAGCGGGTTACGCACCGTACCAGATGACATCTTAGTAGTGTCCAAGTCAGTAAGCGGCCCCACAGATATCTGGTTGGCGTTCTTGTCCATTTTGACGCCGGCACCAGCAAGCATGGCACCAAACTTGTCGTACGCAAACGTGGTCTTCAGCGGCGGTAGTGGCAGTCCTAGCTGGTACGCGCGCCACCACTCATCGTTCTTCTGGCTCTTGAGTGCCGCGGACTCTCGCAGAATGTTCCTGGAGTCGTGGGCCAGGAGCGCGTTGAATACAAGGCGCCCTACGCTTTTGGCGCCGGTCGGGCCGCCTGAAGACGGCTGCTGATTCACATCATAGTCTTCTACGCCACGCGCTGAAAAGTTGGTGTCCGTTGATTTGAACAGCTTGTACATGTAACGCGGTCCCACTAGAACTTTGGGGATCTTCTTGCCGGATACCGGGTCAAAGATAGTCTCTGTGTCCTTCAGGCCGTTTTTCTTGAGCTCGTCCTTCACCCACTGAACGTTGTTCTTCCCGGAAAAGTTATCCACCAGGATGGGGTTGCCAGTCTTACGGGCTACGCGTCCAAGGGCTGCTTCGAGTACCTGACCTGGGTTGATGCGCGACACAACGGTTGCTGGGGAGATGGCAACGTCTATGGGGTTTCCGTTTTCGTCCTGAATCATTTGGTTGTCAGGGACGATAGCCGACACGACACCCTTGTCTCCCATTCTCCCACTTATTTTATCTCCGATACCAAGAGGCGCGTTCATTTTTACAGTCAGGCGAATCTTACGCCCAGACTTAGCAACGTCGACTACTTCTCCTGGGTAGTCTTTGTCCCAGGTAGTACCAGCATCCCTGAACGGCTTGACTAGGCTTTTGTGGAGCTTGCCCAGCATCTGTGCTTCGGGGGACAGCTCAGTCTTTCGCACCGATGCGATGAGCAGGTCACCTTTGTTTACTTGCATGCCCGGCTTGATAATGCCGCCGTCGTCAAGTTTGGCGTACATGTCTTTTGAATATTTGCTCCCAAAGTAAGACTTGTGTTTGGACGTGTCGGCGGCCATGTTGGCGTCGAGGTCTTCGCCTATTCTGTACATATGCTGAGAGGTTAGCTTTTTTGCCGCACCTTCAGAAACAACGATAGCGTCGTTGGAATTCATCCCACGCATGGGGATGTAGGCCACGTTCAGGTTTGTGCCCAGGGTCAGAGAACCATCCTTGGTATACGCCGAATCAGCGAGTGTCTGGCCAGCTTTGACCTCGTCGCCAGCCTTCACTAGCAAGTTGTGGTGCAGAAACGTCTTGGACGCCAGCGGAAAATTCTCGTGGAAAGGAACTTTGAGGCTATCTCCGACTGCCGCAGTTTTGTCGTTGGGACGAATGTGAATGTACCCATCTCGAATAGAGCTGACTACGCCGCTGACAGGAGCTCTTGGAGAAACAAGAGCACCTATCTCGCGCTCCATCGAATCAGACCTGCCACCCATGTGGCCCTGGACCTGGATAAGGGGCGTCTCACTGTGAACAAGGGGGAGCGCCTGGGTATTCATCTTAGACGCCATGGTTTGCCGGTTCCCATCGATGCTGTCCATGAATGGAATGAGGTTCGACGCTGGACTGTACATGGACGCCATATTTGGAATCTTGTAGCGGACCTGAGACGCCGGCATTGACTGGATCGCGTTGTTGTGGATTACGTCTACTTTGCCCCGGGCGCCCGTAACGTGCTGCTGCGGAAAAGCAATGGCGTTGCTGACCGCTTTTTCTACGGGTACCCACGCAAGGCGTTTGTGTTTTGTATCCCAGAGTCTAGTAAACAAACTGCCGTCCTCACCGCGACCAGTGTACAGAGTCGTACGCAGATCGATACCAGATCTGCTGCTTTCTGGAGTTCGGATGGGATCCAACACAGCGGCATGGGACGTGTGCAGCCTGCGCGCTTCCATAGGGATGGCGCGCTCAGAAGAGATCCCGCCCTCCCCCAGAGAGGTCACGCGTACAGATGAGTCCAGGATCTCTACGGGGTTTATCTGATCTGGGCTAGAAGACAGTGCTGACGTTGATAAAAAGCTTCTGACAGATTTGGTAAACGGAGACGCCGGGACTGCTTCCAGCTGCTGCTTCCCGCGCTCAATCTTAGACAGCACTTTGTTCTTCAGACCGCGAGCTTCGAGCTTGATACGTTCTGCGATGAAGTCATCAGACGACTTTAGGTGTTTGTAGGCCAGGTCGTCGCGCTCGTCGAAATCGACGTCATCTTTGTAAGCACGAAGTAACTTATCAGACGCTGACAACATCGCTTCGGGGGTAACGCTGCTAAAGCGCTTGCCCAGCGTGCGTTCTGTGACATGGGGATCCATGGACGTGCCGGCGTACACGTTTTTTATGGCAGCTACGCGGTCCTCGTTGTCTACGCGGTACGCAGGCCGGATCATTTTATTGTACAGGCGGCTTATGTGCCTGTCCGCACTGCTACCGAATGCACGGCGGTTTACGTCAACAAGCTCTGGTTTCCAGTACTTAGACATTTCTTTGTCAGAAACGCCTAGCTTGTTCAGTACAGGATAAAGAGGTATCTTGGTCGTACCGTACTCTAAATTGAACAGACCCTTTTCCTGGTCCATGCTCATCTTGAAGTTGTCGCCCTTGGACAGGTTGAATGCAGCTTCCAGGGCCTCGTTCTTTCGTTTGCGCGTGTATATCCCTGGTTTCATGCGCAGCTGGTTACTGACGTTGTACGAGTTGCCGTTGATGACAAACGTATGGTGACCAGTAAAGTACGGCAGTTGCAGGAGGTTGAACTTGGGGAGTTCCTGAACGACCTTACCAGTGGAATTATCCTTCAAGACCAGCGTTCCCCGCACCGGTTCAGAAAGAGTCCTGGCGTGCAACAGAGCATTCTTGTGCGCCACGGGGCTCACGTCGATAGGGTGTACTTTTACGTTTTTGACGTCAACTGTGAACCGGTTACCTACGAATGGGAACGCATTCTTTATACCTTCGACGGCTTTGTTTCTGATCTGTTCTCGTTTGACGTCTGCCTCGACAAAGACTGGCTCTGTTTTCATAGCACTCATGCCCGAAATAATAGGTCAATTCTGGTAAAAGAGAGTAGAAGAAAACCAAATTTACGTCAACCGATAACCCAAACCCCCCGCGGAGGGAACCATGACGCTAACAGTGACCGGGCAAGAATACACAGAGAAAACCCATACAAGCAAGAAAGGAGAGACCTCTTTCGAAGTAAAGCTGTTGCGCAGCGCACTGGGTGAGCAAATCGCCGACGTGCGCCGGCGTCGCGATGAACACATCATCACAACCCTGGCAAACGGGCGTGGTAGCAACTTGACGCGCGACCAGGTCATCCAACGTGCGTCGATGGAGCGCACGTTCAAAGACCGGCGCATCTGGGTGCGCACAAAAACAACCGATCGAGAGATCGGGGAGTTTTTCTGTCTGGGGTTTGACGCCCCGGACATGCATGCGCGGTGTGTGGACCGGAGCAAAAAGCTCCGGGTGTTCGACCCAAACGAGGTCGAGTTCGAAACCAGATCGGAGCGCACCCTGCGGTTTGCAAAGGAACGCTCCAAGCGGCTCGACCAGGATGTGCGCAACATCCAGCTGGCCTTGGCCAAAGTAGTTGAGGAGAAGGACCGGATCGACAAGATGATCCGGCGAACGGACAATGAAGTCGCAAGGGAAAAGAAGAGGTCCCATCTGGACCGATTCATCAAACAAGGAATGGAGGAGTAAAAAGGTGGAGATTGAACGACTAGACGATCCAGACAACGACGAGTAGACGAGTAGCTACTCGTCAATCGCCGGGGGCTCCAGTCTCAGGGGTTCGATGCCCTCGACTGGCGCCTCTGGCGTAGCAGGAACAGCAGCAGGAACAGCAGCAGGAACAGCAGCAGGAGGGGTGGTGGCGTTGCGCAACAGCGCCAACACCTCTTCTTTAGCTAGCTCCTCTACACCAATTGGAGGAGGGGGCGCGGGCGGTTCATGTTTAGGCAGAACTATATTCTTAGGTAGCACACCGTGGGCCGCAGCTATTTCTGGGTCGATAACTCCGTGTTCCAGGCCCAGGCGGTTCAGCGCAGCTATCACTTGTGGCAAGTGCAGCCGGCCACCAGCAGTTTTTACCCGGTGGGCCCCTATGTGCCGAAAGAATACTGCCAGAGAACTCATTTTTCTGGTGCTCCTTTTTTCGGTTTTTCGTCCGGGACGAGGCACTTAACAGATACCATCGTGCGCCCGTCTTGGAGGTGCTGCCATTCTTCGCGGGCCATGAGCCACTTCTTTTGCAGACAGTTGTTCACCATATTTTCCAGCATCTCGCACTGCTCGGGGTCAGACAGGTCGAATAGCCCGTAAGAGGCACGGAACTTCTCGCGCATACCAAACATGTTTCGACCAGTCTTACGGTCAATGCTGGTTTGAACCTCTTCATCAGAGATTTCTACGTGCTTACCCGGATGGATAGGCGGCATTTCTTGGTCGGTCTGCATGTGTTCCATCAGCTTGGAAAAGTCGGGGTCGTGGCCGAACAGTTCTTGCATCGGATCTCTTGCGTCGCTCACATCGCACCGCCTTGTTGTTGTTGTGCACGCATATCTTGTCGCATCATGGCCTCATTCTGCGTTTGCAACTCTTCCATGCGCTGGATAACTACGGAGTACATGACGAAGTCTTCCATCTGGAGGGAGTGCAGGTAACTCTTGCGCGTACCTTCGTCCATGGACATTATCTGCTGCGCAATCTGGTCAGCCTGCGCGACTACAGCTTGCTGGTCGTAGCCCTGCGGTTGTTCCGTCTGGGTAGACGCGCGTGCTCGGTCAGCTAGGTTTTGCTGCATTTGCTGCATATCTTGGTCCACTTCCCACTGGAACTTCGCTTCGTCCAGCGTCTCCTGCTTTCGAAGCTCGCGCTCCTTGATGATGTCGCGCCCAAACATATTGGCGATGGAAGTAGTCGACAGCAGCTGGTTCCCGGAAGCTTGGTTAGCCTGGAGAAGAGCCATCTTTTGCTGGACATCGTCAACAAGCTTGAACGGTTCGAGGTCTAAACGAATCTTTTTCCACCCCAAGAATTCGGAACACTTGTTGGTAACCCACTGCGCCTGATCAATGAGTTGCGTGGTGTAGTTCAGTAGCTGATTCTCCAGCATCCTGAGAGTTACGCTAGACCCAGTAGCAGAGAGTCCGCCGTAGATGAACTCGCGAGGGATCCCCATCGCTGCGATGATGCTGTCCTCGGCCTCTTTGATTTCTCCAGTGACCATGAGCGCTCGGCCTTGGCCGCCTACGTTGGTCACACCAACAGGAATCGGAGAAAACATAAGGTGCAGTGGGTCTTTTCGCCACGCCTTCAAATTCATCTTGGTTTCGTTGATCCAGTTGGACAGGGAGATTGTAATCGTCGGATCCGAATTCTGCGTTGGTTGCGTTGGGTGCATCACCCGAAAAGGTACGATGTGCTCAAGGGAGATGGCTTCGTTTGCCTTACGAAGAACTGCCGTGTAAAAGAACTGTTTCAGCGTGGACGTAAGGGGCGGGAAGCCCCAGCGAGAATCGATACCCGCGGGCGCGTCTGCCTTCATGTGATACAGCTTGTCGTGACCGAATTTGAATATTTTGCGCTCTGCGATGCAGTCAATGAACGCAAGGGGTGTCGTTGCTAACAGATGTTTGTTGCCGGAGCGCAGTCTGTCTCGAAAGTCAGTCGGGATTCTGTAGAAGTACTCCGATTCTCCGGTGATGGGGTTCTGTTCGATTTCAATTTGCTTCGGGTCCCAGCGGATAACGTTGATCCCGCGCGGGTGGCGTAGCTTTTCGTCAACAACCTTGGCCGAAACCTCTTTGTTGCAATTGCTGCAGCGCATAAGGAAGTTGGCGCTCTTGTTTTTGATCTTGAACTTGTACGTAGCGTGCCTAATACTCATGCGTGTTTTGCATGAGGGGCACTCTAAGAACCGTTTGAATGGGAAGTACACAGAAACGAAGCTGTTCCCGTACACGTGCCGGTCGATGCCAGTCTTGGTCAGAACAGTCTTTAGTTGGATAGTATTCTCGAGTAAGTTCTTGTACTTTTGTTTGAGCTTTGGGCTGTCTGTCTCGAAAATTAGATCTGTTACAGGGTAGACAGCAAACTTGTTCAGCGCTGCAAAGATCTGCGGGCTGTTGTAGTACAAGTATTCACAGTACGTGAACAAAGACTTGAGCTGTCGGGGCACAAACGTAGTGAGGTAGTCAAACAGAGGATTCGGGTGCTGAACTCCGCGGTTTGCGTAGTCGGTATCTGTACTTAGGGGCATGCGTACGCTCCTGACGAAATGCTAAAAAATAATAGGGTACCCACACCCGCAGTTCAAGGGATTTGTCTTGCGGGGAATACGTTTACCGCGTAAAAAAGGAGAAACCATGGCTGACACAGCTGAGCCCGTAGTATGTAACGTCACACACTGGAGGGGGACTCCCGTGTTTGCGCTCCCTTCTTTAGGGCAGTATCTCAATCGCATCTATGGCGCCACTTTCATCCAGGGTAAGGGATTTTGGCTATTTCCAGCATACTACCCCGTTTTTGAGAACGTTGTCCACGATATTGATCTGGTGGTCCCGGGGGTACGGTACACCGACAAAGCGCTTGAACACATCGCTAGCATGCGTGAGCTGCATGAGCAAGTAAACAACGGTGAGGTGGTCTACGGGGATGACTTTGAGTTTGTTACGTCACCGTACGCGCACCAGGAGGAGGCTCTAAAGTTCGCACTGGCGCTCCCGCGGTGTGGCATTTTTTACGACATGGGTCTCGGCAAAACCAAGATCGTAGTGGACCTCATCCGGCACGAACAGAAGAAAACTCTGGTGTTGTCCCCGTCAGTGGGCGTCGACGTTTGGTTGCGCGAAAGCGAGGTCCATTCTGGAGGAGCACTGAATGCAGTAGCTCTTAAGGGCACGGCTAAAAAGAGAGCGAAGATGCTCGATGAACTCTCTAGAGACGCCGACATTATAATTGTTAGCTACGACACGGCCAAGCGGGAACACGACAACCTGGTAGACAAGTTCCCCTACGAAATGATCGTAGCCGACGAAAGCCACTTCTTACGTGGCCATAAATCAGCGCGTACCAAGTGTGCCCAGTCGTTAGCGAGCCGGGCCCATCGGAGGGTGATCCTTTCGGGGACGCCGTCTCTGGGTAACCCACTTCATCTGTGGGGGCAGCTGGCTTTCTTGGCCCCGTACCTACCGGCTAAGGATTTTTGGACGTTTAGAAAAAGGTACTGCATTACGGGGGAATCGAGCAACTACCGACTCCCGGCAAAGGTACGCAAAAACATGATTGTAGGATTCAAGAACCTGGACCACTTGAATACCAAAGTACAAAAGATGGCTGTTAGACGAAAAAAGGAAGATTGCTTGGATCTCCCTGAACGTACGATACAAGACATCCATTTTGATATCGTTGGAGACCAGCGCGGTACGTACAACAAGTTCGTGGATAGCTTATCAGTCGAACTTGAAAACGGTGAGGCGTACGAGGTGGCCAACGCAGCGGTGTCCATCCAGAAACTTCTCCAAGTTTTGAGTGGCTTCTTTATTGTGCCCCCGCCGAATATCTGTGACGGGTGCAAGCACATTGCTAAGTGTGTTGACGATGGTGTGAAGCCGTACACGAAGAGATGCCACGTCCAGAAGAAAGCCCCCGACACTAAGATTCAGGACTTGAAGTCCAACCCAAAAATGTTTGCTCTGGAAGAGCAGCTCGACGGTATTTTGGCGGAGGACAGAAACAAGTGCATCGTCTGGGGGTGGTTTCGGCACGAACTGGATATGATCGAAGCCATGCTTAAGAAAAAAGACATAGGGTATCTCAGAATAGACGGCTCGAACAGCACTAAGGGCTCCGAGTATTCTCAGAAATTCAACGAAGACCCGACAATCAAAGTGTGGTTGGCGCAGGTCAGTACGGGTGTCGCGCTCACACTAACGGCCGCGAGCTACATGATTTACTACAACCTGCCATATGACCTGGGTTCGTATCAACAAGCCATGGACCGTAACTACCGCATTGGGCAGGAACGTCCTGTGTTCGTTTACCGGTTGGTATGTCGGGATAGCGTCCTGGAGTATGTAGCTGCATCGCTAAGCCAGAAGAAAAACATTGCAGACACACTTACGGATGTCATCAACTGCATCACATGTAAGTACGGGCTCATTTGCATGGCTAACGGGGTACAGCCTTTCCAGGAGGGTTGCCGGTACAAAACCAAAACAGCACGTGTTCGCATCAAACCCAAAAAACTGTGATTGCGTGGTACAAGGCGCTGGATTGGAGGGTTTACATGCAAAGTTTGGTAGTAACCATAGACGGTTCTTGCAGGCGTAAGCGGATGGGCGTGGGTGTGCTGGTGCGTGACACAAATACTGACGAAATAGTACACACGGTGTCCAAAGGAGTGGGGTGGGGGACGTCATGTCGGGCTGAGTGGCACGCGTTGCTCACAGCGTGCACGCTCATGTGCGACAAATTCCCGTGTGCATCAATTATTATTTACACAGACAGTCAGTTGGTGTACCGGCAGCTATCCGGAGAATACCAGGTACGCGATAAGCACCTGAAGCCGATGCACCGAAAAGCAGTCGCCCAACTAAAGAAACTGAGGGCAAGAATCAGGTGGCACAGACGCAATGAAGGCGATGGACCCTTGGCAGATGAACTAGCAAACAAAGGAGGTTGGCGTGGACGTAACCATCGAATGCAAGTGGACAAAGGAACACATCGAGGAGATGCTTCTGGAGAAGATGCACAGCGAAGGGTTGAAAGTTATCCCGCAGAAGAAAAAGAAGGAGGGGGACCCGGACAGGATGTTTGTATGGCCCCGGAGCGGGGGAGCCAGAGTCCGTGCTCGTGCGGTGATTGACCCTGACGCACGAGAAGTTCCGATGGACCAGGAAACTGAAGAGGAGGACAGCGAAGAGGAGGTATCTCCGCCGATGGATCTGTCACTACTCCCAGACGGAGCTAACGTAGCAGCCATACGCGCTATCGAAAACGCAACCAAGGAAGATCCTTTGGAGAGAGCGGCCAAACAACGTCGCTTGAGCCCCGGGGAATCGAGGGAGCGAGATGAGTGAGCACAGCGACGAACTCTTTGTCCTTGAGGGGATGCCAGAGCTGGGCGAGGAAGAGGAGTTCAAAAAGTTAGTCAACGAAGCACAGTTAGAGGAAACGGTTCTCCATCTCCCGCGTGGGTACCTATCGATATCCCAGGTGGGTATGTACATGCGCTGCGGGCTTCAGTACAAGTATCGGTACGTAGACGATCTGATTAGAGCACCAGGAGTGGCGATGATTGAGGGGAGTGCGATGCACAAGGCGCTCGAGGTTGCTCTGAAGGAGAAGATGGATCACGGTACCGTTGCGCCCGTTAGCGTTTTGCTAGATGCGTGGCGCGATTCGTGGACGCAGAAAAAGACGGAAGTGCAGGACTGGGGAGATGACGGAAAAACCAAGACCGAACAGACGGTAGAGAACCGGGGACACGCCCTGGTGAAGTTGTACCACGATGACCATCTACCTAGCTCCAACCCTTCGGGGGTTGAAAAGCGGTTTTGGACGCTGGTTGGAGAAACGAGATCTCCAGTGTTGGGGTACATCGATTTAATCGACGTGGATATTGTAGACGAGATTCCGGGTCCAACGGTGGTTGACCACAAAGTTGTGCGCTCTGCGAAGTCTCAAGCCGACACGGATTCTGACATGCAGCTTACCATGTACGCGCACGCGATGGGAACTCCACGCGTACGGTTTGATTCGTTCTGCAAGACCAAAGCGCCGAAGATCAAAACAACGCGTTCCATGCGCACAACGCAAGACTACAAGTGGGTGGCGCACATCTTTGACGCGGTGGCTACAAACATCAGCAAAGGTGTGTTCATGCCTGCGGATCCTACAGGGTGGATATGCTCACGAAAGTTCTGTGGGTACTACGATTCTTGCAGAGGGAAGAAACGATGACAGAAAAACTAGACCGGATCGATTGTGACGCTCTCCACGAAATCTACGAACTCGTTGACAAAATCAAGGGGGACGAGTTACAAACTGCAGCAAAGGGAACCAAGGTTGGGCTCACAAGAATGCGGGTGAATTTGGCTAAGGTCTCCAAACTATGCAAAGCAGTGCGTAAGCAGCTGCTGGAGATGCGCGATGGACAATGAGGAAATGGAAAAGCTGGGCGTCGATGAGGACGATGACCTGAAAAAAGAAGCACAGGAGGACAAAGGTACGTGCTGCCCTGTGTGTGGTAAAGCTGCAACAAAGCACGGCACCGTACTGGTCTGCCCTGACCATGGATCGGAGCCATTCGAACGGAAGTGAACGTATGGCCGAAGATAACATGCAGGTGCCGACGCGTCTACTGAACGCGCAGCGAGAAATTCTTGTACGGTATGACCGCATATCAAATCTCTGGGTCGCGTACCACAACTCAGGAAAATACCCTGATGATTTTGGGCGTGAATTTTACTACGCGATAGGAAAGCTTCTGCAGGGTACCCCGGTGCCGGGGCTTCCGCTGCACCACCTCGACCCAGAGGAGGTGGCCCCTATTGTAGAACACACCAAACAGTTTGAACGCGCCCTTAGCGGGGCCAACGGAACCATGACCGACGGAAAGGGGACTACTGGATGGCAGCAAAAGCAAAAACCACTCCCAGTCAAAAGGCGCACCCGAAGCCGCGCCAGGCCAAAACCGGGCAAACCAACATAGTCAGCATCAGTATGAAAGACATCTGGGAGGAAGAAAACACCCGGGATCCTGGGTGGGAAAAGAAGGTATCTGACCTCCAAGCGTTGATCAAAGCACAGGGTCTGCTGCAGCCTGTCGGCGTTACTATACAGGGGGGCCCTAATGGTGAGCCCTTCCGGCTTGTTTTCGGTAGCCGGCGTCGAGAAGCATGCAAGCGTCTTAAGTGGAGCAAGATCGACGCCAAGGTCGCTCCGAAAAAAGCTACCCAGGTAGAGTTGTTTTTCTGGAAGCTCGGTGAGAACAGCGGGCGCAAAGATCTCACTCCTATGGAAGAGGCGCGTGCGTTTCGTCGGGCCGTAGACACTTACAAAGTGACGGCCAAGGATCTTGCGCGCCGCCTGGGAAAGACCGACGGATACGTGAGTCAAAGACTCGCGCTACTAAAACTTCCTGAAGAGGTACAGGAAGCTGTAGAGGAAGGGCGCATTACAGCGACGCACGCTCGGGAAATCTCTCGCGTGACAGACGAGAAAGAGCAGTGCAAGCTGCTCAAAAAGGCCGAGTCCATGCCGGTCAATGATTTCAAAGAACACGTCGCTGATTTAGACGGTGACAAGCGCAAAAGCTCGAACCGTGGTCGCAAGCCCCGCGAAGATAAGGTAGAGAAAGACGTCGGTGAAAAGGTTGGCGTGCGGAACGAGAAGGAATCCGTGAAAATGCTTGGGACGCTGGATACACACATGAAATCCGCAGCGCAGAAAGACACGCCAGAGGCCAAGCTTCAGCGGGAATACTACAAGGGGTGCATCCGGGGGATCATGTGGGCGCGGAAGATGGGCGGCGCCCAGAAGCTTGTCTGATTCATTTACCGCGTAAATTCAATCCGAGAAAGCAAGGTCCTTTACGCACTCTACGTTTAGCTTTTTGCTGAACTTCCTCTGTAGCGACGCGAGCGAGTCCATTTTTATCTGGCGCACGCGTTCAGAGCTAACACCCAAAACGCCGGCTATCTGTCGCAACGACCATGGCTCATCGATGTACCCATAGTACGCGCGCAACACGAAGCCTTCTTTGACGCCAAGTGTTTTCAACGCAGCGTTGAGGAACCCTCTTGTCTCAGCATCGATTGCGCTCTGGTCGGCTTTTGGTTTTTCATGAGGGGGCGGTACGTTTTCAATCGAAGGAAAACAAAAATGGTCTACACGTAGGCGCTCAATCTGTTCCTTTGAAAGTTCTGTAGCGGTGCACAGCTCGTCATCGTCTGCCTCGCGCCCACTACGCTCTGCTTCGGACTTGACGCGATTGACTTTTCGGACCGCCTTCTGGCGCCACCTGGGCATACTGACTAACTCAGAGTCGTATAACTCTTCTCGGATGTACAGCTTAATGTAGTACGTGGCGTAAGACAGGAAGCGGGTTTTTCTATTTGGGTCGTAGCGGGTGAGTGCGTTGAGCACACCGAGGTTCCCGGCAGAAATCAGATCTTTCACTCTGTCCGGGTCTCGCGAGTACTTCTGCGCTAGTTTGACTACCTGGCGCAGGCAGTTGTGCACCAGTGCGTCGCGTGCGTCGATGTCGTTGGTTTTCTTGTACTGCTTGTAGAGTTTGCGCTCTAATTGGGGAGTAAGTATTTTAGTCCGACCGACTTCTTTGTAGTAACAGTGGAAATTCTTGTCGGTAGCCAAAGTATTGTGCACCCGTGCAGCCGAAGAAGTTGTCAATGGTTCTCCTCCCCATATCTTGCGCCATGATGCCATTGTGGCACAACATGTAGTAGTGTCGCAAGCGTTTTATCCAATCTTTACGTAGTAAAACACGCAAACAATCGATTTACCAAGGTTTTTTCTGCTTGAAAGATCTTGACGAAAACAAAGGAGGTGACCTACTATCTTTCCACTAACGAACAACACTAATACTGACGAACGCAAACCCAAAGGAGAAACGCATGGCGAAGAAAGACACACCCGAAGTGCCGGAAGTAGCCGAGACTGCATTGGTGTCGCAAGAGGACAAGATAGCTGGGGCAATTGCTAAGCTTCCTGAAGAGAAGCAGGAAGCGGTACTCCAATTGTTCCAGCAGATGCGCCCAAACGTTGAAGACTACGGAGAGATGACGGACATCCGGTGGCGTCCGACCATCCTCAATCTCAAGCAGCCTACCACCAGAAAAGCACCGGACACCGCGCAGAACGGGGACCTGTATTCGAACGATACCGGTCGGGTGTACGATCGCCCCCTGGAGTTTGTACCGCTCTACCCGTTCACCAATCGGGCCCGCTTCCAACCGCAAGCCATGCGGCCGGACTGTCGGTCTGAAGACGAGGTTACTTCTGTCTACGGCGACATCTGCGCTCAGTGCGCGGACAGACCGTGGAAGGATGGCCAGCGCCAAAAGTGCCAGCGCACGACTAGCATCATGGCAACCACCCCTGACTTCAACAAGATCTTTCTGCTGCAGTTCCGTGGTTCCAGCTTCAAGCAGGGCGTTGCAATCGTCAACCAAGCAGTGAGTGACGGTGAACGCCTGCACCAACGGATATACACGCTCGACACCAAGAAAGAAGACGGGGCGCAGGGCGTCTACTACACGCTCCAAGCCAGCTACAAAGGCGCGGTAGATGACAAGTTCATCCCCATCGGACAAGGCATGTACGACGAGCTGAAAGGTCAGCGTGCCGAGTTGATCTCGAAGATCAAACAGAGCATCGCCGAAGGACGCACTCGTGTAGAGTCCATTGGCGACGACGTGAGTGACGCTGTCGGAGATGAATCCCCGGCTGATTTCTCCGATCTGTAGAGCAACATAAAGACCGGGGGGGTTTCGAGCCCCCCGGTTTTTTTATCTTCGAGGTGGGCATGCTAGACTATTCTGAATTTACCCTGAAGTACGCGCCTTGGAGCATGTCTAAGGCGAACCTTGCCAAAAATTGTCCGCTGGCGTTCAACCTGAAATACGTAAACAAAATACGGGGGGATTCTCCCACGAGTAGCCCAGCAGCACGGATTGGTACTGCTGTCCACCAGGTGCTCGAAACGTACCTTCAAGGTATGGACATCAAAGAGTCTGTCCAGCGGGCTTTGGTGGACAACAAGCTTACGACAGAAGAGATGGACGACGTTGCTTCCTACGTACACAACATCGTCAGCTTCAAAAAGCGCTTTACGGCGTACCAAGAGAAGCACAACATCTCCGAGACACACATCGAAGTCCGTTTTGGGATGACCGCCGATTTGAGGCCAACCGAATTCTTCGGAAAAGACGTATTCATGCGGGGCGTATGGGATATCGCCATGCGCGCTGGAGATCATGCCATCATCATTGACCACAAATCCGGCATGTGCCCCAAGGACGCAGAAGCTGCGTTCGAAAAGCACGGAGACCAGATGCGATTGTACTGTCTCGCCGCGTTACATCGGTTTCCAGGAATGGTGGGGGCCCAAACGGCGTTCCACTATGTTATGTCCGAAGAAATCTTCTTCGGAAAATCGATCACCGCCGACGCGATTACAAGTAAGTACATCCCGTGGTACGTCAAGTATCTAAACGACTGTTCACGCGACGTTGATACAAAGGAGGCGCGTACAGGGTGGCTCTGTCAGTTTTGCGAGTACACACACCTGTGTCCTAAAAAGAGGAAACCGTGACCGTAAAGAAAAAGTTCCAGGACCTGCCCCCTAAGAAGTTGCGGGAGATTTGGGGCAGTGTTACTCCCGCTGATTGGCTCGCGTTACTGCAGGAGCACAAACCGGATAACGACTGGGTTCTGTCTGGGAACACAATCAAGGGGTGCTGCCCGTACCACGCAGAGCAGAAACCTTCGTTTGTTATTTCACTCGACAAGCGACAAGCAAAGTGTTTTGGGTCGTGTGACAAATACATCTGGAACCCAATCCAATTCTACGCTGATATCTCGGCGTCGTCGTATTCACACGCGCTGCAGGACATGCGAAAGCGTTTCAATCTTCGGGTATCTACTGCGTACGCGCAGAATGCCCAGAAGGTAGAAGAAAACGATCGCCTAAAGTCTGCGTTGTTCAAGGCGATGCACTTAGAATTCACCGAAGCACTGACACAAGACAACAAGCCAGAGTATCAGTACCTTCATAAGTCGAACTTCTTCCAGTGGATACGCCAAAGACAACTACCAGAGGAAACGGCGCATAAGTGGCCACTCGGGGTAGTGCCCACGCGTCAACGACTGATGGCTCGCTTAGATGAAATCGGAGCAAAGGATCTGAAGGCCGAAGCTAGTGCGTATCTGGGGTCGTACCTGGGAGTTTCTGGGGGCGGCTGTGAAGGATGGGCCGTCTTTCCGTACTACACGTCGCCGACAACCATTGGTAGACTAAAGATGCGAAAGCCAAAGTCGGGGAAGGACGTGCCGTATTATTTCATAGACGACCCTTACGCAGAACACTTTGGGTGGTTTGGGCTAAACACGTTTGCCCACCTACGCGGCAAACTACAGCACCACCCACTGTACGTTCTAGAAGGAGAGATGGACGTAGTTGCATTGGTTGCGTACCAAGAATCCGAAGGTAGAGATGACGTGTTTTCTATCGCTACTAGCGGTAAGGGGGAATTTGATGTAACGCCCGCGTTTGAATTCGGCTTCGATCACATCCGAGCGATTCCAGACAATGATAACAGCGGACGGTCGTGGGCTGTATCAGTTATGAACGAAAACGAACGAGTCGATCGCGTGTTCCGTTGGTCAGACCCGCAAATAAAAGACCCCGACGAGGCATTCCGTGCGTGGGGGTTTGAGATAACCTACGACAGGATAACTGACGAAACCAACTACCCGCGCAACTACGAATGGTGTTCCGAGCAGTTGGAGCAAGACCTTCTGGGGATAGACAGCACTGACGTGCGCCGACGTAATGAACTCGCTGCCAGGTATGGTCAGTCACTGCACGATGATTCAGAACGGGCGGCGTTTTTGCTGGAAGCTGTGCAGCAAGATGGAATCGACAAGGAACTTGTCATACAGGACATGTCGATTTCGGAAGACTCTCCCGAGGCGTTTGCACTGCGCTTAGAAAAGCAGCTGGGCCTCGAGTACTACTTCATGCACGAAGCGCAATCCGGTACAATGCCTATCGCGCGCGCTTGGAGTAACAGAAAAAGCGTCATGCGTTCTTTCCAGCTCAGCTCTCCGGCAGCTATTCTGTCAACTTTAGAGCTAGACGTTGGGAACATAGAAGCCTACATACGCGCCCACCTGGGCGAGCCAGACTTCTTGAACTACCGAATGGGCCCAAAAGGAATGCCGATGCACCTTTCCCCTACAGCCAAGTCACAGCAAGTTATGCATATCTGCGGACAAGCAACGCGTTCGTTAGCATCGAAAGCAACCCCGCGCGAAAAGCTGAAAGAAGTTGGTCAGGGGGTGCATTACATTGATGACTTCGAAGGGCACCCGACGCTATTTATTGTCAACGGAACTAAGTTCTTCAAAGGCGTAGCCGAGGGTGGGAAGATGACGTACATCCAGTTGGACTCCCCCATCAGCGACGATTTCATATTTCGCCTGGCGCCTGACCTTTGGTCCAACAACATCAAAAGCGTTGAAGACATCAATAGCGGAATAGACCACGACCCTAAGTACCTGTTCAACGCGGTGTTGGAAATGATGCGCATCGGATGGCGTTTCAAGCATCATGAGTTGGAAGCTCAGTTCATGGCCGCGGACATCATGTACACCGCCATCGCCAGTGTGTTCAACCACATGGTCATGACGGACCTTACAGGTGAGACGCATTCGGGTAAGACGTCTCTCATGCAACTCATGGGCGGCAACGAATTCGGAGCCTACCGCCTGTGTGACGCAGCTATTTTCATCGACGACTTCACCGCTGCAGCGGTCAGGCAGCTAATGTCAGGGCACTGTCTGCGACTACTGTTGGACGAGTTTGAAGACACGGACTCTATGGCTGCGCGCACAGACAAGAAAGCTGGCGCGGTGCGTGACATTCTGAACATGATCCGGTCGCTGGTGTCTGGCGCCCGGTCGATTCGTGGAACCGCTGGCGGAGAACACCAGGACTTCCACATCAAGTTCCCGCTTACAGTTGGTGGTATCTACACCATGCGCGAAGCACGCGACTTGAACCGTTTCGTGCACATACGCACACACCACATGGAGGGGTTCAACGATCCCATCGTTCCCATCCGAGAAAAATACTCTGTGAGTGACATCGCAAAAATACGGCGCGGGCTTACTTTGTGCTGGCTCCCGCGTATTCCTGAACTGCTACAAGCGTACCAGGAGATACAAGACGAGTTTGCAGACAACGCAACCCTTCCTCCCGGAACGTACACGCGGCTCAAAGACAACCTGATGCCGGCAGCAGCGATTATGAAAATAGTAGGGCACGACTACAAAACGTTCATGACTGAGTTTTGTAAGATAAAAATGGACGAGCTCCTTGAGCAGGGAGTTACTAAAGAATCCTCTAACATCTGGAGTAACATACTCCATACTCCCGTATCCATGAGTCACGTAGAAAGCGGTCGAACTGGCGTGTCGGCGGTAGCCAAGATTATCGGTAACCCTAATTTGAACTACCTCCTCAACGACGCTGACTTGGGCGCGTACTACCTGAAAGAACAGAAGTGGTTGGTGGTGTTCTGGCAGAAAATCATCAGCGGGGTACTCCAGAGATCCAATACGTACCGTGGGGCGCAGTTCCCACTACGTTTGAAAGCAGTTGCTGACGGAGACCCGCGTATCATTCCTAAAGAAGTAGTCGGTAAGGCGTCGTTTATGCAGAAGTACATCTGGCCGTTGGTAGGGGCTGCAATCGGACCTGAAGAAATCAGCGTGCTGGACGTAAGCAAGACGCTTGATATCAAGTCTGGTAGCGGAGACGCCGTCGTCGATTACAATCAAGAACAGCATGCCATTCTGGACGACATTCCTGATGAATTACTAGAAGGAGAGGTCGAGTGAAGAAGAAAGGGATTTCGTGTAAAAGCTGCCCCGCCTTTCACGAGCCTTGTCTGGACCACGGGATAGGAGACAACCCGGCGCACATCATAGCTGTCGGAGTATCACCGTCCAATTTTTCTATCGGTGAAGATAAGGCGTTCTACGGGCACGCAGGCCGCATGTTTACCAAGCTCATGGGGATCATAACGCGGCGCCAGCCCAACCAAAAAGAGGAGATCAAAGTATACAAGACGTACGCCGTGTTAGTCGGCGCACACAAACCTACGATTGAACATGTGCAGAACTGCCAGTCTCACCTGAGACGTGAGCTGGATAAAATACGCGGGATCGAGGGGCGCGAGCCAGTGCTCGTTCCCCTCGGCCCGCTAGCTTTGAAAGCTGTTGGTATTCAAGCAAAGAAAATCACAGACGTAGTGGGGCGCGTGATGTCCACTACTATACCGACGATGGGTGGTTCACGAAAATTGGTGGTCGTCCCATGCTTGTCGATGGACCACGTGATAGCCAAACCTGGTACTGCAGCTGTTGCGCTGTCTGCTTTGTCAAAGGCAGTGAGCATCGCATGTGGCGAACGTGCTGATGAGAACGCTCCGCTAGCCACGCTTACCAAGGACTACATCTACCCTAAGACAGCCGCAGAGGTAGGCGAACTAGTAGATATGATACTGGGGTACAAGGATCAGGGTAATGTGTCTTTCCACAAGAGCGCAGAGTTCTGGCCGATATCGGTAGACACCGAAACCAACACTCTGTACCCGTACTACCACGAAAACCCGAAGACGCTCATGTTATCTGTGGCATGGAACGCCGGCAAAGCTGCGACTATTTTGCTAGACCACCCTGACGCAGGGTACGACGACGAGGGTGCGGCTGCGTGGGAACACGTGCGCAGACTTCTTCAGTCCCCCAAACCCAAGGTATTCCACAACTGGAAGTTCGACCACAAGTTCTTGGAGCTGACTAATGGCATCCAAGTAAACAACGTCAAGTGGGATACTATGCTGGGGGAGCACTACTTAGAGGAAGACAAGCGGGGGCTGTATTCGTTAAAGCAACTTACCCCCATGTATGCACCCGGATACGGTGGGTACGACGATGCGTTGCAGGAGATCTTTCGTGGCGCAAAGAAGGACCCTGAGTTCCTGCATCTGCCTGACGACCAGATACTTACCCTGGCAACACCTGAAGGACGCGACCCAGAGCAGTGGGAAAAACTGCGGGAGTGGATAGTAATACGCAATAAGCTTCGTAAGATCTCGGCTAAGTTGCGTTCAGTTATGGAACAGTCGGAGTTTGCTGAGTCGGGTGTGCAGATAAAGGAGTTGCGCGGGGAGCTAAAGATCAAAAAACTCGTGAAGCCAAAAAAGGAGAAGGGAGCTGACGGAGGGTTCGAAAGTATTCCTCTCGATGTCATTCTGCAGTACGCCGCAGTCGACGCTGACGTTACTTGGGTTATTTTCACCAAGCAGCTCCGGCGTCTATCTATCACCAAGCTGCGGGAAGAAGGGTCTGAGGTTATGAAGTCCTTGTACCTCCCGGCCAGTCGCACGTTGTCAAGGATGGAGTACCGAGGGTTTCCGGTAGACCAGGAGCACTTGGCTAACGTAACCGTCGGCGTAGAAGAACGTTTGAGCGCAGCAAAGCAGGTTCTTGCAGATCGGTTCGACCCCAATCTGAACGTCAATGCGGCGAAGCAGGTGTCGGACTACATGCAGGCGCTAAACTTTGAGGCGCTACCGGGAGTTGATCCTGGGAGTACAGGCAAGGACGTGCTGGCTAAGTACAAGGAGCACTACCCTGAAGACGATAACCGGCACGTTTTCTGTGACAAGGTGTTGGAGTATCGGGAGTGCCATAAGACTCTCAATACGTACCTCAAGAACATCCGTAAGTTTTCTGCCCACGACGGAAAGATTCATTGCACGTTCCATCTAAATGGGACCGCAACTGGCAGACTTTCGAGTGCCAACCCCAACCTACAAAATTTGCCGCCTATCACATGCAGACGTGTGCGCAACGGGGAGGTAGAGTTCGAGGGGTTCAACATCAAGAAGCTGTTTGTTCCGTCGCGGCCAGGGTATTCCATAGCCAACTGCGACATCTCCGGTGCCGAGCTTCGTGTTGTCACGGCCTACTCCGGTGATGAAGACATGATCGCTGCTTTGACCGCAGGGCTAGACCTTCATAGCGTCACTACGTCTAAGGTCTACGGTATCCCGTACGAAGAAGTGATGCGGCTCAAGGAGCTACACGACCCCGACATAACGAAGAAGAGGTTGAAATGTAAGCGCGTTGTGTTCGGGGCCCTGTATGGTGCCGGCGCGTACAAGCTCGCTGAGCAGGTGAACTGCAGCTACGAAGAAGCTCAGGAGTTGCAGCGGTTCTTGTTTGAGGCGTACCCAAAACTGCGTGAGTACATCGACAACACACACGCAGAGTTGCAGCGAGACAACCAACGTGTGCAAACCTTGTTTGGGCGCGTGCGAAGGTTCAAGCTGGCGGCCCTGACAGAACGTCACGCCGCTGAGGCCCGCCGTGAGGCGGTGAACTTCAAGATCCAGTCTACATCAAGTGACCTGGTACTGAGTCAGTTGTGTGAGATGGACGATCATCTCCACGAACTCGACGCCAATCTCTTAGTCACAGTCCACGACAGCTACGTGTTAGAGATCCCGACCGAGAACATTCCGAAGCTCTGGAACTTCTTCGACTACTGGATTGTAGAACGCATCAAAGAACGTTTCCCGTGGTTGCCCGTCCCGTTTGCGTATGATCTCGAAGCGGGTCCCAGTTACGGAGAACTGAAGGAGGTTTCTAGAGATGCCGCATAAACAAGAGGGAACTCTGAAAGTGTTCGTCCACGGAGCGTCGGGGTCAATGATTGCGGCTCGAGAAATGAGCCGGAAAGATGGTATAATATTAGTGAAGTACCCTGCGTTTACAAAGATGCGCGAGGACAAGAGCGGATTCGAATTCGAAACGTTCACGTACGTCACGTGCACATTCAATCTCTACAAGGAGGGTTGCCTGGGCGATACAAACATGCCTGCGATTATGGTTCCATTCTTCGAGAAGTACGAACAGCGCCGCGAGGCGCTTGCTGAATCACTGCCCGACGGGCAGTAGTTTGCTTGGTTCTCTTTACACACAGAGAAGGCGACGCAACGCCGCCACCATTCTTCTGACTTTCTGATCGTTCCGATCAGAGTCGGAGTACCTTTTGTACCAGCAGCTGAGTGCCCCACTCGTAAGTGCCCGTAATCACTACGGTACACCTACGTATAGCCCGGCGCCGAGTCCCAGTTAGATCAGCTGCAGGTACTAAAATACGCAAGCAAACAACTTCACTTAGGAAAGTCATTACAACGACGCCGGCGCTGTAACAGCGCCAACAAGTAGTCTCGCGGTCGCACCCGCGAGAAGGTTGGCGACCCAGATCCGGGAGCCATTCTGCCGACGGATCGACTTGGGCACCCAACTACGAACTAACGCCGCGGAAGAGCGCCAAAATACGTAAGTGAAGTACGAAGTACACAGCATCGCTCAGTCTATTGACCAAAAGGTCAGGCGCTGTAACAGCGCCGCTAACCTGGTCTTTTGCAAGAACCCGCAAAAGGCACGCATCAGAGCTGTTTTAGTAAAGTAAAATACGTGAGTGATACCGGCCGGGCTTAACTAATCGGAAATACGTGAGCGGTCAATCATCATCATCATCATCAGGGTCACGACGCTCGTAGAACTCGAGGTCACCCTGGAGTACCTTCATCGCTAGCCACGCGTATATCATTGCGTGCAAACAATCGTCGGGAGCACTTGGTGCGTGGCGCCACACTTTCCGACCTCCCCCATGTCCGCCTTGTGACGTAACCTCCTCGTACTCGTTCATAACGTCTGCGATAGGTACCGCCATCTGACGTACGTGAGGGAAAACGAGCTCTTTGTTTTTCAGGGACAACATGAAAGAATCGATTGCACCAGTGCGGTTTACCAAGTAACGCTTGGCTTGTTTGCTCCAGCGGATTAGCTTGTCGTATCCGGCACCGCCACCGTACTGGCACTGGAACACGCGGTTCCCGCCTAAGATATCTCGGAGTGCAGAGTTGGCAATAGCCCCGCCGCCAGCGTCACCGATAACCACTTGGCACCCGCAGCTTCCAAAGATTTTGGCTACCTCTTTCACGTTGTCAATCGGGTTCTCTTCAGTAAATACTTTGAAGTACAGAGTCTTGAGTTTGTAGTCGTGGGTAAGGCCCATCACCCAGGCAACTGTTCGAGACACTGCTTCCGAAGCGCCGGACCCACCACCCCAATCGACACCGCCTACGATCGCACGCACGTTCTCTTGTACGTGTGCGTTGAGAGGTAGGTCAACAAAGTAGTCTTCACAGAGGGACACGAGCTCCCCCTGCGATAGAAATCTGAACCCAACTGCGTCGGATACTCCCAGCACCTCGTTCTTGAACTTGGTCTCTGAGTACGATTCCATCTTCTGAAGAATGCGGTCCCAGCGCATTGTGTTTTCATTGTTCTTCGGCATCATCGGCTGGGATATGTGGAACCCTTTGATCTTTGCTTTCGGATTGAAGTCGTACCACTGGCCAGTACGCACGTTCAGACGGTGGTCGCAGTTCAGACATACGACGCCGGAGCGCCCGATTGATTTTGGAGTTTCGACAAATTGCCACTTGCCGCACCCCTCGCATTTCATGATCCACTCTGACTGGGTGGACTTCTTCCAAATGAACTCTATGGTGTTCTCCATAGACTTGGGAGTGCCGGCGTAGATGACGTACCCGTAGTCAGAGTTAGCCATGCACTCTTTGACAACGGGGATAACTTCGTCGTAAAGAATGTCCTGGACCTCGTCGATGAGCTCACGATCAGCAGTGATGCCGCGCACGCGGTCAGGATCTTCGTCAGCGTACGACAAAGACATCTCAGACCCGTTGGCTAAGATCTGCAACAAAACATTGTTGGGAAGCTTCGGATCTACGTACGTCTGGCGAATCAACGGTGAATAGTGGATAATCTTAGACAACCTGGTGTTCGAAAACTTAGAGGTTTGCTCTCGCGATGGCGAGATAAACAGGGTCTTGAAGTGTGGGATCATCATGCTGTCTACCAGCATAAGGTTCGCGCACGTTGTGGATTTTGAGATTTGCCTCCCGGTTTTTAGAATGATTTCGGGAGCCTCAATGTTGTACACCCCCCGGATAAAGGGGTAGTCGTCGAAACAAAAAGGCTTCCCGTCTAGCCAGACGAGTTTCTCAGCCACATGAGATCTGGTAAAACGAGGAAGAGTCATGTAGTTACATTACCATACGCGGAGGAGTTATGGCAAAGAAGGAAGTGCCTCAAGTCAACCAGTTCGCCGATAACCTTGGTGTGTTGCAGTGCAGCTTCAAAGAAGCAAAAAAGGTTGCACTCCTTAGTTTTGAGTGTGGTTCCGGCCACGTTCCGGTGTTCATCTCGGAAGCAGGCACCGGTAAGTCTCAGGTAGCACGCCAGATTGCGCATGAAATTGGCGCACGTGCAGTGTTCTTTTTCCTGGCTCACGTCGAGCGGGAAGACATCGGCGGCATCCCTTACCCGGATGAAAAGGGATCTTCGTACAAGTTCCTGTGCGAAGAAACCATCCTTGACGTCATCACCAGTGAAGAACCTACTGTGATTGTCATGGACGAGTGGAACCGAGGCGACAAAAATGTTATGAACGCGGCGTTCACCATGATGGAAGACCGCCGCTTTGGGAACCACGTTCTTCCAGACCATGTGAGCATCATGGCGTGCATGAACCCCAGCGAAGGGAATTACTTGGTAAATGAAGCCGAGAAAGATCCGGCGTTCCGTCGGCGCTTGTGCTTCATCGCCATCAGAACCGACCCCGCTGTGTGGTTGGAGTACGCCCTCGGAGACGGGAACTTCCATCCACTGGTAACCGGGTTTATCCAGAGTTCGCAGAGTTCGTTGATGGACGTAAACGCACGCGAAGCTGGGAAAATATACGCCAACCCGGCCAGCTGGGAAAAGGTCAGTCAGACCCTCTTTACCATGGAACGCCTGGGCATGGACTTCTGGAAACACAAGTCAACATTGAAGTACAAGCTGGCAGGGCATATCGGAGCCGGCATGGCTGAGAACTTCTTGAGGTGGAGCGAGGAAAACTCGGTTCTCGTAGACCCCGCAGACATTCTGTACAACTACAAGAAGAAGGCAGCCCGCAAGGTCAAGAAGCTCGTCAAAGACGGGCGTACGGACCTGATCAACGAAGCTTGTGAGGGCGTTGCGTTGACACTGATGACCGCGGAGCCTGACGTCAGCACCATCGTTGACAACATCGGCCTATTCGCAGGGGACTTGTCGGTCGAGTTTGCGAAGGCACTCTTCCAGAAGTTTGCGAAGTACACCCAAGAGCTGAACAAAGATCAGTACTTTGTACAGCTGTCGACAGCTCTTAGCAAGGTCGACTCGTACCGAAAAACGTTGCAGTCGATACATGACTCCGACGCTCGGGTGGAAGAAGAGTCGAACAAGGAGGACTAGAGTTTCTCTACCTCGTCCTGTAGCCGTTGGGCGCGTTCGCCTAGATAAAGGTGGATTGAAGCAAGGTACGCCATCTGGATATCTTCGGGAGCTTCTTCAAGCTTCAGGCTTTCCAGCTTAGTTTTGTCCGCTTTGTTCCACCGACTCATCGTACTTTCCTTGAGGTCGGCAGCTTCATTGTTATTGAAGCCGTCCAGCGCTTCTTGAGCAAACGTCAATAATTCAGGCGCGACTGCCAGCCCGTCCCGGTGCATTGATAACGCGGTGTACCGGGCGGGCTCGTAATCGTACTCACCTACGTAGCCAGCATACTGAGCAAGTAGCTCAGCTTCGAACACTCCCCACGCAATCTCACCTGGCGATGCTTCTTGGATGGCGTCGGGTGCGGAGGGGATATTGTTGAACGCCTCTACCGTGTTCTCAAATATTAGTGCGTCCCAGTGAAACGCGTCGCCCATCATGATAGTCATCACAGCCATGAGCTTGTCGCGGTTTTCGAATGGTAGGTCTACACTCTTGTCTTCAAACTCCATCCAGATACTCTCTGGCTCCCAAGCTAGGAACGCGTTCCCGAGAGTCTGGTGAGCTGCCAAGAATACAGCGGTTGCAGTGGCGTCTTCGTCTTCCAAGATACCCTTGGCGCGTTTCTTCACAGCGTCGTTTTTGCTGTGTTTGCCCTGCTTATACTTCATCAGGACAGACGTAGCTGCGGCAAATACTACCGGAAGGAATTGTTCGATGTCTTTGGACATGTGAGCTTTAGCTGTTATGCCCAAGAGGAGGCAGCCCCGGCTTTCCACCTACGCCGGTAAAAGGTTTGTTGGCAGCGTCGATATACCCCTTGCCTGACGTACCGACTGCTCCGGAATACCCGCCGCCGGTGGCTGCAGGCGCGCTGGCTGCCAGTGCTGACTCAGTGTTGTTCATCGGAACGTTGGGGCTGTATCCTGCAGCGTATCGGTTACCTTCGGCCATAGACGCCTGTCGGTTTGCCTGTATGCCTTGCTGCACGGTCGGATCCATTGTACCGGCCGACTCCTTCAACAACCCAGCGTCGATCATCGCCCGGCGCACGCCAGCTTCGTAGGCTTGTTTGAGCATGGCTAGATTCCCATCTGCGCCATCAGCGCTTGCAGTAGGTCTCGCGGAACCGTGGGAAGAATCATCGCCAGCTGCTCTTCGTCGACTTCACCTGTGGAGCTGATGAAGTCGTTGGCGAGGTCATCACCCAGAACGTCCTTGTAGATTTCAGGGTCAACAGCTTGCAGCTGCGACAGGGGAACCTGGCGCCCAGCCAAAGACAACATCTCGTCAGCTATCTTCTCAGTGTTGAACACGGTACCCAAGGCATCGGGGATCTTTTGATCATAGAAGTAGTCCAGGTCGACAGACTCGTCAAGCTCTTGGATGGTAGCAGCGACTTTGATGAGTTCTTCGCGGTCACCAACCAGAGCAGGCATCTGGTTGACTTTTTCAGCCAACGTGTCGTACCCCAATTTGATCTGTGCGTCATTGGTAATCGTTGACCGTGCTTCAAGCCAGTCACGCAACACTCTTGTGTCGCACATCGTGGCGCCAGCCATCTTCAAGATGGTACTCGGAAGAGGCACGCCGAACTCAGCAGCTTTCTTGGCGAGGTTTACACTGGCAGTCGCTCGCGTGTCCACGTCCATACGGCGTCGGTTTGTCATGATGGCATCGGAAGCCAGCTTGACACCGTCAGCGTCGATAACCTTCCAGCGCTTCAACCCGGGGAGCAAGTAGTCCTGACTGTTGTCGACAGGGACTGAGGCTACTTTCGTTTGGAGAGGCATCTCAACCTCGTACAGGTCGAGTGCTTTGTCACACAGCTCAACAACATGTCCAGGAATAACAGACGCTTGCTTGTGAATGTATAGCCGAGACAGCGCTGCTTGGTCAGCAGAATCAATTGGGAACAAACGACGCTCGCTCCAAGCGAACGCAGAGTCCGGGCGCCCCTCGTTCTCATCCATGTCGAGTTCGGCAGTTTTGATGTGCTCTTCAGCATGCGGGTACTGGGAAATAAGGTGTCCCAGGACACGAAACCCCGGATCTGAGAACTGATCAACGATAGTATTTGCCACGGTAAACCTCCGTGTGTGTTTGCAATTTACGTTTTCAATAGTAGGGCAGTCCTACTAAGAAATCAAGGAGAAGCGATGGACGAAAACATTGGGTTAGGCGGCGTGATCAGCTGGTTGGTCGATTCATCGCGCGCCGATTTCTTTGCCCGTCTCTTAATGGGTATCCCCACGCGCAAAAAGAAGCTTGTCGGAGCCTGCATGGCTCTTGCGCTAACTAAGCGTGGTTACGTTGTTTATTGGGACCCGGAGTATCTCAAAAAGGCGTCTCTGGAGCACGTAGTGTACGTCATACACCATGAGATGCACCACTTCATTCTGGAACACATTCCTCGGCAGCTACGTCTGGGAGCTCTGTACGACAGCATGGGATTGCGCGAAGCCTTCAATCGTATCGCCCCGATTGCTGTAGATCTGGCTTGCGACCAAGAGACGGCGAAGCACTCTCCTAAGCTGGCGGCTAAGCTACTGAAAGAAGACTTCGCGCCACCAATGATGCCTGGGGTTGCTCCTTTCGAAAAGCTACCGAAAGAAAAGACTTACGAGTGGTATGCGAACTACTTGGTCGATTCTGTCAAAGACCAGGTTAGCCAGGAAAAGGAGCATCTGAAAAAGATCCTGGATTGGATCAAAGAACAGATAGATAGCCTGAAAGGAAAGTCCGAGGACTACCGCCGTGGCTACTCAGACGGTGTAAAGCAGTCCACTGAGGACAAAAAGAAGGAGCAGGAAAAGAAGGAGCGGGAGGAAGGCCAGGACGGTAAGGAAGGCCAGGACGGTAAGAAAGGCCAGGACGGTAAGGAAGGCCAGGGTCAGGGCCAGGGTCAGGGCCAGGGTCAGGGCCAGGACGGTAAGGAAGGCCAGGACGGTAAGGAAGGCCAGGACGGTAAGGAACCTGGAGAAGGTAAGGGTCAGGGTCAGGGCCAGGGTCAGGATCAGGGTCAGGGTCAGGGTCAGGGTCAGGGTCAGGGTCAGGGTCAGGGTAAGGGTCAGGGTCAGGGTAAGGGTAAGGAATCTGGAGAAGGTCAGGGCCAGGACG